GGCTCGATGGCCCCGCCTAATTTGCCCACAGATAACTCAAACGATGATGTTGGTATTGGACAAACATCGGGGTCATCTGCCGAATTCAGCCAGGTCTCGGCGGGTCGCGGGCACACCTGTGGCCTGCGCAGGGACAACACCATCACCTGTTGGGGGTGGAACGAATATGGCCAACTAAATGTGCCGCAGCCATAGGGCATCAATGGCCGGTCGGTTGTGTGTGGCGCGACGCCGTTAGAACAGCATCGAAAGCGCGCCCGTCTCCCAGATAGTGGCCTGCCGAATGTAGCCATGTACAGTGCGTAGATTCGTGTGGCGGGTGGTCTCCATGATTTTACGCTCTCCAACGCCGCGCATGGCTGCAGAGGTCGCTAAACCTGCACGTAGGCTGTGACCAGAGAAGCCGGCCGGATCGATACCGGCAGCCTTTGCAGCCTTTGCAATCACGATTTTGACCGACTGACCGGTTAAGGCGCCGGCCTTTATGTTTCCGTGACGGTCAATGCCTCGAAAGAGAGGCCCATCCTTAACACGGTCTTCGTCGAATACACCTAGCCACTCTCTCAGCGCCTCATACGCCCTAGAGCCAATCCCGCTGGCCTTTTGTATGGGAACAATAGCGCCGGCCCCATCCTGGTCGGTCTTAGATTTCCTAATGGTGACCTGTATTCCTTGTGGGCTCATAGATACGTCATCAATGCTCAAACCAACCAACTCCGATCGCCGGAGGGCTGCACACCAGCCAATTGCCAGTAGTGCACGATCTCTTACGCCTGCAACTGTTGGAGGGCATGCATCCAGCATCGCCATCAATTCATGATCTAAAACCGGTCTCGCCTTGCGCCTGGGCGCCACACCTACAGCCCTGCGAATTCCCTTTCTGGTGCGAAGTGTTTCACCGCCAATAGGGTCAGCTTTACCTCGATGAGCATGCCGAATAGCAGCAACCGCCTGGTCGATTGTCGACACAGCTTTACCGTCATTGGCGAGGTCTGCAATGTAAGCCCTTACGGTGTCATCATTCGCGGGCATCGATTCAACTCCATGATTCAGGCACCATTCCTCAAATCGTGACCAATGCCCTGCATAGGCTTTGATTGTGTTTCGACTGTCAGCCTGTTGAGCGTAGAAGTCAGCAAGTGTTGTATCAGCCTTGCCCTCATTAGCCCCTTTGCGAAACGGCACGATCTTCGAGTCAGTCATCATCGATCCCCTCAATTATCTGACTATCGATAAGTGAACATTATTGATAGTTAGAAGCTCTGTCAAAGAAAATGTAAGCAAAATGCTTACAGCACCATTGCGTGCAGAACAGGTTGTAAGCAAAATGCTGACAGCGTAGTGGCGGCACTGAATTAGAAGTAGGCTGCACTCGCTTAAACGCCTGGTTTAATCAGGGTGCTTACAAATGCTTACAGGGGGATTCCATGGAAAAGAAGATGCTGTCCGTGCGACTGCCGGCCGAACTTGTGGACCGTCTCCATCAATTCTCCAATGATTCAAATAGAAGCATAACCAAGACTGTAAGCGTTTTGCTGACAGAGGCACTAGAGCCTAGAGGTGAGCCTATAGCACCTGAATTTGACACGTCGGTCTTAACCGGAATTGTTGATGCAGTCTCAGAGCAATCTAGGGGCGACACGGAGCAGTTAAAGCGGGCCCTGCAGAAGCAAATCAAGTCGCTTGAAAAGCGGATTGATTCCCAGGGCGCCAAACTTGAAACGGTTCATGAATATCAAGTGGACCCAGAACTGAGTCGAAGAGTTGAGCGTATCGAAAAAGCTGTCATTGAAGTTCACAGCGTTATTAAGGGTCTCAGCTTTCAGGTTCATTCATCGTCAAAAGAGAGGTCCGAGTCTCCACCGCTAACGCCTCGAGCATCCAAAACAAAAAAGGCCCCGATGAAGGTTAAGGCGCCAAAGGTGAAAAATCAGCGTGTCGGCACTTCGGATCGAAGAGAGAAGGTTAGACCTGGTGAAAGCTTCGGCCAGCGTGAGTATGACCAATGGCGATACATGGTCCAGCTTCGGGGCGCCGCATATGTAGCGAACATTATGGGGGTGCCTGAGTCTTTATTATTGCAAGCAATCGATGCAGGTAATGAGCAGGCTCTAAATAAGGACGCTCGTAAAAGGTTTTCAGAATCAAACCCTATCCAAGAGGCTCTAGAGCATGCCCAAAGCCTATCGAGCAATTCATCTGATTCCTAACTAATGAAGGCCATTAAAGCAGTGGGTCAGTGAATCTGTTGAACCGAAGATCGACCTTGAGATTGCATCGTCCTGTTGGCCCTTCTCGATTCTTTGCAATGTTCACTTCCATCATCCCATCATGATCATCGTCAGCCCGATAATAGTCACCGCGAAATAACAGCATAACGACGTCTGCATCTTGCTCTATTGAACCAGAATCTCTCAGATCTGATAGCAGCGGCTTGTGACCTTCTCGTCTCTCCGCCTCACGGTTAATTTGAGACAACGCGATTACAGGAACGCTGAATTCTCGTGCTATCTCTTTCAGGCGCCGGGAGATTTCCTCAACCTCATAGACTCTGTTTTGACTGTTTGATTCGCCTCTCAATAGCTGTAGGTAGTCCACGACGATCATGTCTAATCCATGCTCTCTAAGGGCTGACATTCTTCGTGCGAATCTTCGGATTGATGACACTGTGTTTTCTGAGTCTAAGATGAAGATGTTTTTGTTCCACTCTTCATGCTTGGCCGCTACGAGTCGTTCTATTTGCTCTTCCGACAATCCGCCCAGTATTTGATTTCTGCATAGGCCAGCTCGATTGGCGAGCATACGCATAACGACGTCGTTGCTGGGCATCTCCATAGAGGCAAAGAGCACCTTCTTTTGATTCATGGCCGCCATTAAGGCCATATGTACGCCCACTGCGCTCTTACCCATCGATGGTCGACCAGCAATGATATACAGCTTCTTTTTCTGAAACCCGGTTATCACCTTATCTAGCGACTTTAATCCGCTTGAGATCCCACGATCAAAAACACCGTTGATAGCATCCTTAGCCAGCTGCTCTATCTGCGGCATCTCTCGGTCATGCGCACTTTTCAGCTCGTTAAAATCACCCTGGGATATTTGAGTGAATGCGTTAACTATTTCCTCGATCATTGCATCGGGGTCACACTCTTGGCTGACACCTTGGTGAGCATATTTTCCGATCGTGTTCTTGATTGAATTTCTGCGGGCATTTCGCCTTATGCGCGCTAAGTGCGTTTCGAAGTCATGAGTACTTGCTACACGAGTTTGAAGCATCTCCACGAACTCATCACCTATCAAGTCTAGGCTTCCAGCTTTCATCAAGTATGTTTTGACGCCTATAAAGTCGATGTACTTGTATCCGTCGCGACGTGCATCAAGCATCGCCTGGTATACATGTCTTGCTTTCTCATTAGTGAAGTCGTGTGGCCTGAGAATGTCGGAGGCTGTCTCAATCAGGCTGAAATCTAATATCAGCTGACCTAATGCGTTATGCTCAAATTCATGATGATAGTTTGGAGCCTCTAAGCTAAACACACTCATTTTCACCCCCCGATAAAAACCCTAAATGCTGTGGGTTGCCATGCTTGCACCCTTCGTCTCTGCCGCTTGCATTTTGCTTTCTTTTCTCGTCATTTTGCTGAGAATCAAAGTTAAAGAGGCTGTTCGCATTCATGCTCGCTGATATACTAGTAAAGATGTCGTTTAGCTGTGCTGTGTGTTTCGCTTTATTTCGTGCGGCTCTCTTCTCTCGTGCAGCCGCCAATTCGTCTCTAATATATCCAGCGCGCCAATAATGAATCTCGCCGGCATCTACACGCTCGCCAGCATGTTTAAGACCCATCAAAATTTCGTTTGTAGGCTCATCAATATCGACTAGTTGTTTTGACCATCGTCTTGCTAGTGACTGCCTCATTTTAGTTGGCTGTTTTGCTCTTCTGGGATTAACCACTTGGTTCGCCAAAACGAGGCATCCTGCCAATAGTCTAGAGTATCGTCCTTTCTCTGACGGTCTTTTGGGCGCCGGCTTTGGGTTTGAAGCCTTCTTTTGGGCGCCATTTTTGCGCCTCAATGACTCGTTGGGGCCCCATTCACTCATCATCATGTACAAAACGTCTAAGTCCACGGTGTACGTGTTTCGAGTTTTGAAATCCTTGGTTACTCGTTTAACCTTGATGATCCCTAATCTTTCGAGGGCTTGTATTGCACGGCTAACCGTTCGTGTTGATCCAGCAAATGCATTCTCTCTAATGAATTCTAGAGACAGGGTTTTACTCAGTGAGCTTGGGCGCCCATCGTATGGTCTTGACGAAGATAGTCGAACTATCGCGTTAAGTACGTGAACCTGCATTGAGCTGAGATGCTCGTCTGTCTTTGTCTTCATCAACACATTCAAGACATCGGCTGCGTGCCATCTTTTTCTTTTAAAAGCATCTTTGCTCCTAGATGCTTCACATAGTGAAGCAACATTTGATGCTTTAGGCGGACATTCTGTCATGTCGTAAGCGGTGCTCATTTAACACCGCCTTCCATGCTTTCCATGTCGCATAGAAGGTCGTTTACGAAATCGTATGCTTCATACAAGTAATGCCTGTCGAGGCTCTGAATCATGCCCTTTAAGCGCTCAAAGTTACGCTCGGCGCGCGTGGACTTTTTAGAAGGGGTTAATCGGTACCATTGTCGACCCTTCTGCCTGGCAATATACCCATGTCGCTTGAGTGTTCGCATTGCCATCGAAACGGCCGGCTGTGACACGCCTAACATTCTCGCAAGCGTAGCCTGTGTGATCCTGCCATAGCCTGTCGAATCAGCATTCGCCTTTAACGCTTCCAGTACGCACTCGGCTAACGAACATTTGGTGAGTAGACCGCTGTCATTAGAACAACCGGTTTTTGAGCTAAGAGGGGGGTGCGGACAATTCTTGCCGTTTATGCCTAGATTATTTTGATCATGAGCTACATTTTTTTTGTGGTCATATATGTCTGTAATTGCTCCGCTAATGAGGTCACAGGTGACCCGTGCAGAGGAGTTGTTTTTGGCAGTGTCTTGCTCATGTCCTAGGTGGACCATAAGATTAATCATCGGTTCACACCGAAGCCTTTCACTCGAAAGAGTGTTGGGGCCTTGTTTTCGAGAGAGGCGGCCAAACCAATACTCGAATACAGGGCGAATGTTTTAATAGACCCGGGGAACCATTCCTCGGGTCTTTTTTTATGTTCGCACTCTCGATTTCGATTTGAGGCCCAAACTCCGTCTTGGAAGCGGGCGCCCATCTATCACCATGAGGCGCGACCTGACATATTATCCATTCGATTTTAGTAGCACGCAAGAGTTAGATCGAACACACGGCCTCACACATGAATACTGAACGCTTTTTCAGGTGTGCAATGGGTGTGATTGGACTGCTGTTGTGATACAATAAAGGCGCCCACTCCGGCCGTCTCACAAACTCTATCACACCAGTGGTTGTCGGGCTGTGAGGTCGAATATGGCCCGACTTCCGCTATCTCCTGATTTTTAACCTATACCTTGGCCTTGGTAAGCACTGAAACGTGTCTTAGGCGCCAATTCTCGAGGTCGATTTTAGGCGCCAACTGGGGAATAGCACCACAACTGGCGCCGGGCCTGTACGACACCCTTCAATTCACCACTTCGTCTGAATTCATCGATGGCGGCGTTCAGGACTGGATTAACCAAGACCCAGCACGGTGTTCGGAAGTCTGGATAGAGCAGTAGCAGACCGTCGGCAACGTCGATGATTCCCAGTTGCCACAAATCAACGACATGACAGGGATGACAATCGAAAACGGCGCTTATATCCTCGGCGGTGTATAGCATGTTGGCCCTATCGGCCAATCCATCGAGATGTTGCATGGAGGTGACGATGAAGCGACTGATTGCACTGTGCGGATTGATGACCATTGGTTGCATGCCTACCGGGGGTGGCGGCAGTGGCAGTGGCGGCTCGATGGCCCCGCCTAATTTGCCCACAGATAACTCAAACGATGATGTTGGTATTGGACAAACATCGGGGTCATCTGCCGAATTCAGCCAGGTCTCGGCGGGTCG